CATAGAATCGATTACAGACGTGCTAACGTTTGCTAATGACGGTGATGCACAGAATAAAGACTTTGAAGATAAGGCAGATGGTTACTTAGACTTTAGTGAGACGAATCCGTTTGGTGAGGTTACTTAATGTTCGGAACATATTTCTATAATGAAACTTTCAAGAGAGCAGTATCAATCTTTGGTACTTTATTCAATAACATTACAGTTAAGAAAGTAAACGCTGCTGGTGTTGTACTCACGGAACAAAAAGTACCCATAAGTTACGGGCCTAAACAAAAGTTCCTACAAAGACTAGCAGAGGATGCTAATCTCAATGACGGTATGAGAACTGCAATCAGTATGCCTAGACTTGCATTTGAACTTACTGGATTTGAATACGATTCAACTAGACAACAAAACAAATTAATCAGACATTCCAAGTCCAACTTAGAGACTGCAGATACAGGGAAGAGAGGATTCCAGTATCAACCAGCACCATATAATTTAACATTTAGTCTATCGATTCTTGCAAAGAACATGAACGATGCACTACAAATAGTAGAACAAATACTACCATATTTCCAACCCGAATACACAGTCACAATGAAGATGATTGATTCGATGACTGATTACAGAGATGTACCAATCATCCTTAACTCAGTGACAATGGAAGACTCATATGAGGGTACCTTCGAAGAAAGACGTGTTATAGAATACACTCTAGAGTTCTCTATGAAACTATACTTCTTCGGCCCAGTATATACTGGTGAGGTTATTAAGAATGTTATCGAAAGAATCTATATCTCAGACGGAGTAGCAGGTCAAGTTAAGACTGCAAGTGGTTTGTTTACTACTAGTGAGATAGATAGTAGTGGACTAGTTAAAGAGGTTAAGCATTATGAGCCTGCGTTTGCAGCGATATCAAATGCAGTTTCTGCCTCTACAACAATCACTTTTCCAGTGGCTATAAATACTAAGGTAAGTGTAAACGACGAAGTGTTTGGAACAAACTTGGGTACTAACCCAACGATATCTTCAATCGCTGCAGACAAACTATCCATAGTGGTTAGTAATGCAGTGACAATAGATACAAAAACCAATCTTAAATTTGTTGGTTCAGTTGACCCAACCGATACTTTTGTTGTTGCAGAAACAGTAACGTTTTATGATGATGGTACGACTAGAAGTTTTGCAGACGATAGGACTACAGATGCGAGTTAATAATGGCCAAAGACAAAATAGATAAACAGTTGGATGATATTCTAGATATCAATACTGAAATTAAAGCAGAAGTGGAAATCCTTCCAAAGAAGCTACCCGCTGTCCACGATAGAGGGGAATCCATAGTAAACGACTACAAGTATGCCAGAGAGAATCTCTATGGTCTTGTAGAACGTGGACAGGATGCAATCGAAGGTATTCTAGAGGTTGCAAAAGAAACTGAACACCCACGTGCATATGAAGTTGCAGGGCAGTTACTTAAAACGGTCGCTGACACTGCAGAGAAATTATTAGACCTACAGAGAAAAATTAAAGACTTAGAAAAAGACGACGATATAAAGAAGGTTGGTACACAACATAATCATCTTTATGTCGGGTCTACTTCGGAACTACAGAAGTTTCTGAAGAAAAACAAAGACTAGATTATGGTACAACCTACAAATGAGGGTTACCTAGGTAATAACCTTATTAAAAGAAGTGGTATAGAACACCAATATACCGAGACGGAGCTTGCAGAATACATGAAGTGTTCTGTAGACCCATGTCATTTCATTGAAAATTATTGTCAAATAATTTCCTTGGATGAGGGTATGGTTCCATTCAAACTTCGTGGGTATCAAGATAAATTAATTAAACACTACGATACAAACAGATTTAACGTAGTTCTTGCATCACGTCAGAGTGGTAAGTCAATCACATCATGTGCATACTTATTGTGGTACCTAGTGTTTCATCCCGAAGTAACTGTAGCGGTTCTTGCAAACAAGGGTGCAATTGCAAGGGAGATGATTGCACGTATTGTTACCATGTTAGAATCAGTTCCGTTCTTTTTACAGCCCGGCGTTAAGATTCTCAACAAAGGTTCAATAGAATTTGCAAACGACTCGAAGGTCGTAGCAGCTGCAACATCTTCAAGTTCGATTCGTGGTATGTCCATTAACTTACTATATCTAGATGAGTTTGCATTCGTAGAAGACGCTGCAACCTTCTATACTGCAACATATCCAGTGGTAACATCGGGTAAGGAATCCAAGGTTATCATTACCTCTACTGCAAACGGTGTGGGTAATATGTTCCATAAGATATATGAGAGTGCAGTACACGGACAATCAGAGTACAAAGACTTCCTTATTAGCTGGTGGGATGTGCCGGGCAGAGATGAGGAATGGAAAAGACAGACAATTGCAAACACATCAGAAGCACAGTTTGAACAAGAGTATGGTAACTCGTTTCTAGGAACTGGTAATACTCTTATTAATAGTAACACACTATTAGAGATGAAAGCAGTTGACGGTGAATGGATGAAAGACGGTTTCACTATGTATAATAGACCAGTAGAAGGTCACGAGTACATAGTCACAGTCGATGTTGCAAAGGGTAGAGGTATGGATTGGTCTACATTTACTATCTTCGATGTGTCCACACAACCCTTTAAACAGGTTGCTGTGTACCGAGATAACATGATAAGTCCCCTTCTCTTCCCCGATATTATAAATAAGTTTGTAACACCTTATAATAAACCAATTGTAATAATTGAAAATAACAATGAAGGTGCTATGGTGGCGAATCAATTGCACTATGATATAGAGTACGATAACGTTTTTACACAAGGTTTTGCTAAGGCAGAGGACATTGGAGTTACAATGTCAAGGAAGATAAAACGTATCGGTTGTTCTACAATGAAAGAGTTGTTAGAAGAACATAGATTAGAACTAGTAGATAGACCCACAATCACGGAGCTCATGACCTTTATAAATAAAGGGAATAGTTTTGAAGCGGATAGGGGATATCACGATGACATGGTAATGAATATCGTCATGTTTAGTTGGTTTATCACAACAGAATATTTCTATCATTTGACAGATACACAAGTTAAAGACTTGTTGTATGCTGAACAACAGAAGATAATCCAAGACGACTTGCTACCAGCAGGTGTCTTTGGAGAAGGGAACCCCGAAGAGGTTTCCTTTGTTGACAGCGAAGGTGATAGATGGTACACAAAACATTAATTAGAGTTAAAGAGTTGTTAAAGTATTGCTATTAGTAGGAATATAAAAGTTATAAATAAAACAGTAAACAACTTTTTACATTAACAGGAGAAAAAGTATGGCATTTCAAGTATCACCAGGCGTACAGGTCAAAGAGGTTGACCTTACAAATGTTGTACCAGCAGTATCAAGCACAACTGGTGCATTCGCTGGGACATTCCAATGGGGCCCTGTTGATGAAGTTAAGACAGTTTCAGATACGAAGGGTTTAGTCGATGAGTTTTCAGAACCAGCTAATACTAACGCTGGAGCAGAAGACTTCTATACAGCAGAAGCATTTTTAAGATACGGTTCATCATTAAGAGTAGTTAGAGTTAACTCCACAGGTTTGTTTAGTGCAAACGCAGGTGGCAGTGCAACTTCATTACTTAAAAATCATGATGAATACGTTCAATCATACGAGAGTGGAGCTCTCGGTGGAACAGTAGGTAAATGGGTAGCAAGATGTGCTGGTTCTTTAGGTAATTCACTTAAAGTTTCAGTATGTGGTGGGCCAGATGCTTATTACAAAGCAGCCAACACAACACTAGGTGCAGCGGAGGCAGCAGGTCAAACTGCTATTACTCTTGCAAGTGGTGGTGGTGCGTTATGTAAAGTTCGAGACATCGTAACATTCGGTGCAACAACCCAACAATATCGAATCACAGCAATCAACACAGACGACATTTCTATTGAAGCATTAGGTCAACCAGCAGGAACAGGACTTACAGCATCAGCTGCAAACGGTTCTACTCTTAATAGATACTGGGAATTTTATGCATCATTTGATAAAGCTCCAAGTAAATCTGCATCAGCATTAACTGCTGGTGGAGCTCATGACGAGATTCACGTAGTCGTTGCAGACGAAGACGGTGCAATTACAGGAACACCTCATGCAATTTTAGAAACTTACGGATTTGTATCTCTTGCGTCTGACGCAAAAGACTCAAGTGGTGAGTCTAACTATTACAAAAAGGTAATAGGTTCTAAATCTGACTGGGTATTCTGGGCATATCATTCAACAGCAATGGTTGCTACTGCAAACGAAAACAGAACACACGCAGTTTCAATCGGAACTGTATTCGGTAGACCAACATTGCCTGAGACTACGTCTCTAGCAAATGGTGCTAACGGAAGAACACCAACAGCAGCTCAGAAGTACGGTGCATGGGAAGACCATTTCAAAGATGGACAAACTTCAGACATCTCATTCTTAATTACTGGTTCTTCAAGAACAGACAATGGAAGTGGAACAGACCAAGATATTCTTGCAGACTGGACTACATTAGCAAACCAATCAGTATTAATCTGTGAAGGTAGAAAGGATTGTATTGCAATCATTTCCCCAAGACGTGCAGATGTAGTTGGCGTGACTTCAGAGTCAACACAGTCAACTAACGTTATCACAACTGCTAACACTATGTCTTCAAGTTCATATGCCGTAATAGACAGCGGATGGACATACCAATATGACCGTTACAACGATAAGTACTGTTACGTACCTGCTAACGGACACACAGCAGGCATAATGGCAAGGTCTGACCTACTAAGAGATG